CGCGAGCCAGACCTCGAGCACCGGACCGAGCGTCTCGTCGACGCGGGCCTCGATGCGCGCTCGCGTCCCGAGCTCGCGGTCGTCGCAGTGGACGACGACGGATCCCGGCGTGAGAAGCCAGTGCGTCTGACCTCCGTGGTACGCCACGTCGTAGCCGTCGATCCTCGGCACCGTTCTGTTCGTTGCCGACCGGACGGCGCGCTGGGCGGTAGTCCAGTCCCACACGGCGTCGCGCGGGATGTCGAGCGCCCACTTGTGGCGGAAGGCGCGGCCCAGCCGGATGGCGAGACGGCCGAAGAGGTCGGGGGGAATCATGCTCGGTGGCTCCGCAGGTACTCGATCTCGGAGGCGGCGGCGTCGCCCGCGATTCGGCGGGCCTCGGCGAGACGCTCGGCGAAGCCCTCGGCGGCGTAGTGAAAGTCGCCGGGCTCGACGTTGGCGAGGTGGCGGATCAGCGCCATCTGCGCCGCCGACTTGGCCGCGCGAGCGAGGCGACCCATGCGGGTGTCCTTGGCGATGTGCGAGCCGTAGAGCGGCCCGAGTGCGTCTTCGGCGAGCTGCTGCGCGATGGTCATGGCGAGGATGGACATGTGCACTCCGTTTCAGTGTTCGCCGCAACGTGCGGCGTGCGGTCAATATGAACGACGAAAGACTTAGAAGCAACCTCTTTTTACTAGCTCCTCCACTTTTTCTTTCGCTTGGAGAAACCCAGCGCAAACGAGCACCGTGTGGTCGATTGACTCCAGGTAGCGATGCCAGTCTTTTTGTGCTGCGCTTACGGCCCCGCCGTCCGCGCGTTTCATCTCGACCCAGAGATTCCACGCCGGGATGAGCAGGTCTGGCACGCCCGCGACGACGCCCTCGGCCTTCAGGCGTGCGCCGGTCGTTCGGCTGCGCTGCGACCCGTTCGGGATCGCGAGGATGCGGATCGCCGGGTACGTCTTGCGGAACCAGGCGACGAACTCGCGCTGCTCGACGTGCTCCGTCCGCGCGGGCGCGTCACTCAGAACGGGACGAGCTCTTGCCACTCTTCGCATGTGTTCTCCTCTTCCGCCCACTCGCGCGGCGGCGCTGCTTTGTGCACGGTGCACTCGTTCGAAGGCGTCCACTCGTCGGCGAGGTAGTGCCGACACGAGAGGCAGCACCTCGGCGGATTAGCGACGACTTCAAGCCACTGCTTCGCGTTCATCGGCGGCCCATTCTCGTTTCAGGACTTCGGCAAACTTACCGCGTTTCGTGTAGCGTACCACGGTCGGCGGCGGCGTTGCGTTCATCTCGCGCGCAATCTCGTCGAGGTCGTCGACGAGCGCCCAACCAGGAGAGAGGCCAGCGTCGGCGGCGATGCGTGCGAGGAGCCGACGAGCCTTGTCGCCCGCGTATCCGTCGTGAGCGATCGTCAGGTACTCGTCGATCGTCTCCGTTAGCCCGCCGTAGTAGCGCACGCGCAGCGACTCCTTGCCCGAGGACGCGCCGACGTGGCGTCGCCACTCCCATTCGGTGACCTTGAGCTCGCGCACGTCGGATGGCGGTGCGCCCATGATGTCCACGTCGCGAAGGGCGAGCTTCTTCTCTTCGGGCTGCGGGAACTCATGACCGCACGACGGGCACACGCGGCACGTCGGGTGCACGAGCTCGCTGCAGGCGTCGCAGACCTTCACCGGCGCTTCGCCCGTTCCCTTCTTCGCCTTGCTCGGCGGCTTTACGGCGGTGATGGGTCCGTGCGTCTCGACGACGCCCGCGAAGTCGAGCACGAGGCAGTCGGCCTTCCCAGGTGCGATGCGAAGTCCTCGACCCGCCATCTGAACGTAGAGGCCCGGCGATAGGGTCGGGCGCATCATGGCGATGAGGTCGACGCCGGGGTGATCGAAGCCCGTCGTGAGCACGTTCGCGTTCGTGAGCGCACGCAGCTCGCCGCGCTTGAAGGCGTCGATGATGCGCTCGCGCTCCTTCTTCGGCGTGTCGCCGGTCACGCAGTCGGCGGCGATGCCCTCTTCGCGCAGCACCTCGCACACGTCGCGCGCGTGGTCGACGCCGCAGCAGAAGAAGAGCCACGACTTGCGCGAGCCTGCGAGGGCGATGGTCTCGCGTACCGTGCGCTCGTTCTGGTCGCGCGTGTTGACGGCCTTCTGAAGCTCGCTCTCGATGAACTCTCCGCCGCGCGTGTGCACGCCCTCGGTGTCGAGCGCGGCCTCGGTCCACTTCGAGCGCAGCTTCGAAAGGTAGCCGAGCTGCACGAGCTCCTCGATCGACACGGGCTCGATGAGGTCGTCGAAGAGCGCGTCGCCGTCGGTGATGAGCCCGTGCCCGAGCCGGTACGGCGTCGCGGTGAGGCCGACGACGCGAAGCGCGGGGTTCACGCGCTCGAGGTCGGCGAGGAACGTGCGGTAGCCGCCCTCGTCCTTGTGCGAGACGAGGTGCGCCTCGTCGATGATGACGAGATCGACGTGCCCCACGTCGGCGGCGCGCTTCCGAATCGACTGGATGCCCGCGAAGGTGATCGGCTCGCCGAGCTCCTTGCGGCCGACGGACGCCGAGTAGATGCCCATCGGGGCACCGGGCCAGTGCGCGCGCAGCTTCGCGGCGTTCTGCTCGATGAGCTCCTTGACGTGCGTGAGCATGAGCACGCGCGTCTCGGGCCACTGCGTGAGCGCGTCTTCACAGAGCGCGGCGACGATGTGGCTCTTGCCTGCGCCGGTCGGGAGGACGAGGCACGGGTTCCCGGTGTTGCCCGCGCGAAACCAGTCGTAGAGCTGGTCGATCGCGCGTTGCTGGTAGGGGCGGAGGTTCACGCCTTCCCCGCTTCCACGTCGCCGATAAGGCAGACGAGCCCCTGAAGCGCCGCGACGGGGTCGAGCGCGAACCACGAGAGATGCGGATGGCCTTCGCACGTCGCGATCCATCCGCCGTCTTCGGCAGAGAAGAACACGGAGAAGCGCTTCATCCGACGACCTTCCCGCCGAACTTGGTGCGGAGCGCGACCAGGGTCGGATCCACGCACGCCTTCGGGTTCGCGATGAGCTCCGTTGAGGCGAAGCCGCGCACCTCGACGCCGTCGATGACGTGCACCGCGTCGCCCGCGTCGTCGTAGGTGATGGGCCACGGTGCGAGGTGCTCGTGCAGCGCGTGACAGTCGTGCGCCTCGCGCATCCAGTCGGTCGGCATCGCGTTTCCGCCGTGGCGCGCGCACGTCCACGTCGAGTCGGCCTCGGCGGTCGAGTGCGCGCACGTTCGGCAGTTCACCTCGCGCGTCACCTTCGAGCCGTGGCAAAGGTCGTGAGCGCTGCACCACTTGCACTCGAACCATGTCGGGTCCGTGCTGATTGGCGGCGGCATCTCGTCAGCGAGGGCGATGCGCTGCCCGCGCTCGACGAGGCGCTCCGCGCGCACGCGGTCGAGCTCCACGCGCTCGGTGTAGAGGCGGTCGTCGTCCTTGCAGACGGCGACGTAGAGGGCTCGGTCAACGCCCGTCCCGAGCATGTACGCCTGTACCTGCGCGAAGTGCTTCTGGTGCGCCTTCTCGACGCCCTCCTTCTCGAGCGCCTCGAACGACTTCTTCGAGTGCGTCTTGATCTCGAGGACGTGGGCCTTCTTCGGCGCGTCGGGCACGCCCGCGGTGATGATGCCGTCGATGGAACCCGAGACGTGCGAGCCGAAGTCGACGCGCGTCTGCTCGGCGCCGGTCGAGCGCACCTTGCAGCCGATCGCGCGGAGGTCTTCGACGACCTGCGCCTCCTCGTTCTGGCCGCGCCGGAAGACGCGGAGCACGCGCCCGGGAAAGGTCTCGCGCACGGCCCAGCGGAAGGAGAGCCAGAGCTTGCGGTCGCACTTCTCGCCGAGTGTGGACGCGCCCATGTGAGGGCGGAAGCACTCGGCGTGCGATGCGCGCTTGGCTTCGTGCGCTGCGTCGATGAGGGCGGCGATGGTGTGTTGGGGTTCGGGGATCTTCACGGCGTGCCTTTCATTGCGCGCGCCCACTCGGCGCGCTGTTGGTGTTGCTCAGCTAGCACCCGGTGCCACGCGGCACGGATGGCGGCCTCTTCTCCTGCGTTCCGCGCGATGATGGCGAACGAGCGCTTGCCGATGGTCGCGATTGCAAGCTCGCGGGCGGTCATCGCTCCGCCTCGCGCATGATGCGCTTCTCGCACGCGCGGCAGTCGAGCCGCGCGCCGCCCACGTCGTCAATCCAGTCGTCGCCGTGCGGCACGCGGCCGCAGAGGCTCCAATGCGCATCGGCCTCGAACCAATGCGCGCGCGTCACGCGCGAGGCGCCGGGCTTCTGCCATGCGTGCTCGGGCTTGTACTTCCAGCTCATGGCTTCATGGCCTCCAGCGTCACGATGCGCGCCTTCAGTTCGGCGACTTCTTCCTTCGCCAGCTCGCGCGCAGCGGCGCGCAGTAGCTCCAGCACCTTGCCGATCGAAAGCTCCCCGCCGTCGTACTCGGCGAACAGGCTGCGCAGGCCATGGTAGCTGATGCCGTACTCGCGCATCTGCGCGGCGTCGGCCCGTAGCTGCTTCATGTACAGGTCGGTCAGGAGCTTGCGCGTCTCCCGGTGCGCGTCGTACTCGTCGACGAACCGTTGCTCGGCAACCGCGATGCGGTGCGCCCACTCGGTCTCGCCGATGGTGTAGCTCGCGCGGTTTGCGCGCGCCTCCAGCTCCGCAACGCGAGCGCGCAGCGTGTCGACGTTCTCGCGCTCCTCCGCAAGCATGTGTTCGAGCATGTCGATGTACGCGAGGAGCGCGGGGGTGTCGGTGCGGCAGCTGGCGATGAACTGCGCCGTGTCCATGTCGGGGTGGCTGTACTCGCCACCGCCGCTTGACCAGATCAGCCGCTCATTCGGCCCTTCGAGGCCGTACGGCGCAAGGTGCTCGTTGCAGTCCTCGTCATAGGTGCTGCCGTCCACTCGCCACGGCCCCGGCGTCGCCGCATCGCAGCGCGCCCGGATGGCGTCCAGGTCGGGGCGGGTCATGACAGCCGCTCCCATCGCACGCGCGCAACGATGACGCGCTCGATCTCGTCAGGCGGGGTCATCCCTCGTCACCCTTCATCGCGCCCTTCAGCGCCT